ATTCTCCGTTGTTACTATTTGGTTTAAGTATATCATTATTGGATTTTCCTGCCAAAATAGTTTTAATATTAACTTTTTTCTTTGTTTTATTTGATGTAACTTCGGCTGCTGGTAAAGTTCCATTTTTTCTAAATCGGAGGGATTCCCAGAGGGCGTGGGGTAATGTATGTATTCCATAATGTGTTCTATGATGATTTGTGCATAATACTTCAAGGTTGCCTGGACTTTCCAACCAAATTTGAAACTCTTGATCATCTGTAAAATGTAAACCAAAATATGCTTCTACTTTAGCTTTATCAGCATTTGGTATTTGACTAAATTCTATATGTGTGTGATGCAGTTCCATTTGTCCACCGCATAAATCATCATTGATGGCACATTTCCAAAGTCCCGCCGCTTTAATTTTCTTTTTGGCTTGAACAAAATACTTATAGTTTGGATCTTTTTCTCGTGGATCATGTTCTGGTATATGTGCCAGAATTGAAAATGTCATTTTTTGATCGTGTGCATCAGTCATTATAAGTTAATTATACATTACGAGAGCGAATAGCGAGAATTGAACTCGCACATTAACCTTGGCAAGGTTACGCACTACCATTATGCAATATTCGCAATTGGGGGCTATATGCAGATATTCCAGCACCAAATGACGCTGCCCTATCTCCCCGAACTCTTACGCTGCGGGTCTGTTATATGTAACTATACCATTCTAAGGTGTGCTGCATATAGCCTTGCTTCCCGTCATGGATTCGGACCACGATTCTCGCCTCCAAAGGGCGATGTCCTGCCAGTTGGACGAACGGGAACTGATGAAAAACTACTGCTTTTTAGTTTTAGTTAGCAGAGCCTATCAATTTATTTTGTATTAATTTTTCTCGTTCATCAATAATTTCATATGAAAATTTAATTAAAGCTGCTTCATTTTGATTGTAATGATGACCGCAAAACATTAATTCTCCATTGACACCTTTTACAAGAACTAACGCCTCAGCGAAACATTGATCGCAACGATCAACTGGACCCAAAATATATTCTTTTTCTTCTGTTACTTCTTCTTTAGTCATTATCATAAGTATATCTCTTTCTCTAGTTAGTTAATAATTTGCTGGGATGGGAAGGATCAAACTTCCGACCTTGGAGTTAACAGCTCCCTGCTCTGTCGCTGAGCTACATCCCATTGTTGTTACTTTATATATTCTAACAGCTTTTTAATTTTTTGTCTATTATCACCCAACAATCCAACAGCAGTGTTGCATTGATTACATAATAAACCACGAACACATTTACCACAAGACCTTGGTTTGTTGCAACATTTATGATCATGGTCTATAACCATTGCAGCATTTTCTTTGCAAGAATGACATAAACCATTATGCAATTTAAACATTTCTATAAATTTTTCTTCAGTTATATGATGTCTTTTCCAATTTGCCTGATAAATATTATTCATCTTATTTTTTGCAGCTTTTTTGTCTGGACGATCATTATAGTATTTAGTTACATAAGCAGTATGGCATTTTTTACAAGTACCCCGCCTACCATCTTTATAGCCCGTACCTTTGGCAAAAAGCTCAAGATCTTTTTCTTCACCACATTTATTACATTTTTTCATAATATTAGCTTAACAGATTTTGAGCTAATTGTCAAATTCTATTCTATTTTACCAAATGGGTTTTTGTCAATCATATTAAGTAAATCTTCCGCATTATTAATCATTCTGCGCTGTGCTTCAAATTTTCCTAGTTCAACTACTTCAATTGCAATAGTTGACATCATATCAATTAATCCACGAGCATATCTTTTATCTTTAACTTCTGCTGAACTAACTTCTTTTGTCATATTAAGAACTGATTGTGTAAAATATTCACAAAGTGCAGTTAAACTAATATAAATATCATTATCGTCTTCAATTGTTTTAATTGTTCCATCTGCTAACATTTTTATCCTTTGTTTGTTGTTGTAGGTGTTAGTCTACTATAATATTCGGAAGTTGTCAACTACATCTTTGTATTCACTATCATCATCATCAAAGAAATCCCTAATATCCGTAGGCATTACCCGTCTTTCTGGCATTTTAATAGTGTTTTTTAATCTTGCATCTGATTCAGCTTTAATTTGTGCAAGTTCTTCTGAAAATACCCCAGAATAAGTATAGATTTCAACATCTCTATCCCGTTCTGGCGGCGTTAACGCTATAGAGTTAAATATTGCCCCACATACGGCGTCTGAAAGGTCTTTAGAGCCTTTTCTAGGGTGGTCTACCTTATCTTTTACAATACGCAATTGAAGCAGTTCATCTACGAGCAATTGAATTTTAGGGCCATGCAATCTTTCTTCAGTTAAAGTAAGAGACATGTCTTCGTAATGTTTTTTTGCTACAGAAAGTATCTCTGTTTTAATATTGTTAACGCCAAGTTGTTGCATCATGTCGTGTGAATTCCAACGATCAAACGTAACCATTTTTAAATTAAATCCCCGCTCACGAACTGACAAAATATAATCTTTAACTTCTGTAAAATCAACTGATTTTGATGCTGTAGGCGTCCAGTATCTGACTGCATCTACCACAACTCTAGGGGCTGCTTCTTTATACTTCTCTCCAATTTTCATTGTAACCCAGCCATCTACATGTGCTAATGCTACTGCACAATGGTCATGCTTTTGCGCTAAGTCCACATGCATAAAATACGTTTTATCTTCTTTTGGTTTAAAATCATCATCAAATCTTCCATAATTATCTACACCCTGTTTTGGATTACTAAATGCTTTTTCAATTACCGTTCTGCTTTTAAAGAAAGCATCTGTGGCGTCTGGTGGCATGCAGGCAAAACGAGATAAGGCGTCTGTCGGATCTGTGTAAAAGTCAATAGTAAAATCTTCAATTTTACGTGTTGGATTAATGTCCCATGTTGGTCTTTTTAAAGCATACATCCTTGGCACTCTGTATGAAACTATATGATCTTCTTCCCATTCAACTTCAAATTCATTGCCTGTCGTGCCATCTGGCAACTCTGGGTCTACCTTAAACTTGTGATGCCTGAGAACAGTTTCTTTTTCGGCAACTGCTTCATTATATTTTTGCTGAATATAATCATTTTTAAAACGTGGGAATGAAAGAAGAATTACTTTACCAACGTCTGGAAAACGTGAGTTGACAGATGCACGATACATTTTATAAATTGACGATGCAGTTTTTGCTTGTTCATGGCCAGTTGTAGACTCCAACTCAAAGCCAGAAATTTCATCAAGAATAATTACAATAACGTTATATCCTTCCCAAGCTTCCCTTTCTGAGTGACCTGAGTGAACTGTAACAGATTTATCAAACTCAACCATATTTGCTTTAGCAATATATTTTCCTTGAAACCAAGGGGACTTTTCAATACGTTGGTTAAAGCCTTTAAAAAATACTCGGTTTGCTTGTACTGCGTTAATAGCAATATTAATAATATCAATAGCGTCCCCTGGGGGTTTTCCAAAATATACGGCAGGGTCGGAAAGACACAATAACAAATAAACCATATAAGCACAAGCAATTGTAGAAGTATAATCTTTTCCAGAACCCTTGCCTAGTTGAAGAATAACTTCATTACAAGTTTGTTTAAATATTCTAAGTCCTTCTTCTTCACCATAAATACGAATAAGAGTTTCTTTTTTATAAATTTGAGTCATTGCTTTAATCATTGTATATTGATAATCAGACAATGGCGGTAATCCAAGGTACTGTTTATCTGTAACAAATTGTTCCAAAGATACTGGTGTTTCGGAAAATTCATCCCCAGTTAAAGCATCTAGGAATACATCAAAATTATTCATTAATTACAATAGCCTCAATTTGACCAGTTACTTCAGATAATCTTTTTGAAACTTCCCATTTGCACTTTTCGCAATTTGAAGTAACTTCTTTAAGTATATTAACTAAAACTTCTTGCTTGCGCTCTGATTCTAATATCTGATCTGTAATATCATTATTTTCCAAGACTCCCGCTTTATTTAGCATATCAATACGTTTAGCTTCAATATCAGCGATAAGTTTAAGAGATTGTGCTTTAACATTAAGTGCATCTTGAGCATCTGCTTGCTCTACGGTTCGCCATGCTTCTTTAATAAGCAGACTATAGTGTTCATCCGCCCCAGCTAATGCTTCTTTTGCACGAGCTTTAATTGCCGTATTATCCTGCACTAAAACTTTCCAAGTATTAATATGCATGTCAACTTGAACACGAGTAAGTTCTAGGGTACGTGCGATTGCTGCTGGGGTATTACCTTTAAGTAATTCCTCAACAACCTTGTTCATTTGATCAAATTGACCTGCGACTTCTAATTCTTTATCCATTGTCTGTTTTATAAAATCCTGATCCCTTAAATTGAACACCAATATTGTTTACTACTATTCTGTACATATATGAACCGCACGGGCAGGTAATAGGAAGGTCTCTATCGTCTATACTTCTTTGCTCTTCAATAGTGTGATTTTCATCATCTGAGCAAACATATTCATATGTAGGCATAATTTATTATACTACTTTAGGGGACTTTTTGTCAACTGCAATTTTAAGTAAGACTAAATAACCAATTAAATCATCAATATCGTTATCGCCCGCAAAACCTTGATTATTTTTTACACGATTTATTTTGTCATCAATGCGAACCTTTAATTGTTCAACATTATCAGATGTAGCAAATATCCTAACAGGGTCTATTGCCGAATTACCATATGATATGTTTTTATTTATAAGAATTTGCGCTATTTCATGGCATACCCCCCAAATTTCTTGACCAATAGGGGCAGTTGCTGAGTGAAGGTATAAATCATTACAGCTAAATTGTTTTGCATCTGGGTATACTGATTGAAGCATTTATATTAATCCATTCTATTTGTGTTGTGTATTGTTGTGGGCAAATCATAACCATTGCATATATTATTTGTTGATGGTTTTAAATTGTATGAATTTAAAGTTTTTTGAACATAAAACATATAAAGATCAATAGGATCGTTTATAATGTTAAGTTCTATATCCTTAATTAATTTTTCTGCGCCAGATCTATTTAGCATATATGCTCCAAGCCAATTGCCTTGATATAGATTGCATACGTTTGGAAGCCCAATGTCATGTTCTTGAGATTTGTAATAATGTAGTTGATTTCCCTCTGGAATTGAAAAAAATAATGCATCCCAATTTTCTGGCATCTCTAAAATAAATTCGTTAATTTTTTCTAAAAAATTTGAGACTAAAGATACGTCATCTTCAAAAATTAATAAATATTTTTTATCTGTTTTTAAAAAATTAACCCAAGCATCATAATTACTTGACCATACTCCCACTTCTGCAAATTTAAATTCTTTTTCATAATTTATATTAAAATTTGGCTGCTCCATTTTTAAAATATTAAGATCATCAAAGTTTGATATATCATAAGTTTTACTATTTAATTTGCTTGATGTTTTTGACAACATGTTATCTATAGCATCTGCATATTCTTTTCGGTCCATACTTCTTTCCATATGGATAACTTTGTGGGTAAATGACACTACATAAGCCTTTCAGACCAAGTTTTAGGAGTTTTATTTGTTATAAACTCTAGCGGCAAGTGATAACTAAACGGTCTTGCTCCTTTTATTTTAATCCATTCCACCAATTCTGTCAAGCCTTGATCTAAACTTTTAGATGTATTATAGTTTAATAATTGTCTTGCTTTATCTGCAGAACAATTAGCATGTTTAACTTCTTGCGGTCTTCCTGGCATATAAATAATATCAAGTTCAAAGTTTAATATTTTAGCAACTTTTACTGCCAACTCGTTAATTGTAATAAATTCTTCATCTGGACCAATATTAACAACTTGACCATCAACTACATCTGTTTCACATGCAATCATTAATGGGTCTGCAACATCTTGCCAAAATGAAAAGCAACGCATTTGAGACCCGTCGCCATATACAATAGGTTGATTTCCTTGAAGCATGCGATTAATCATGATTGATGCTACATTTCTATAAGGATCATCAAACTTTTGACGTGATCCAATTATGTTATGTGGAACCAAAATTACATATTTCATGCCGTGAGTTTCGCATATATTTTTAATTAAAAGTTCTGCA